GCTTGGGCGGCCTTGCCCTTGGCCGTCTTGGGCGCGGGCTGCTTGGGCTTGGAGAAGTTGGCGACCATGCCTTCTAGTTGCTGGATCTTCTGGTCGTTATATCCGCCTTGCTCAAAGCCTTGCCAGAATCCTTGATCGGCAAACATGGGGTCCAGTTTCGCCAATTTAGCCTTCAGCTTTTGCGCTTTGGGCGGGACGCTTGTGGGCTTTGGGCTTTTCCCAAACACATGAAATTCTGTCGCCTGCTCCCCGCCCAAGTCAGTGCCCGACTCGTAGCGGATGCCCTCAAAGCCGCGCGCCTGCAAGACGGCCTTGGCTTCGGCGTCAAACTCTGGGGCGAACGGTTCACTCTTTAGTTCAAGCTCGTCCTTCAGCGTTGGCTTGTCGGTGGCAGTGTAAAGGTTTTGCGGCAACGTGTCCGGCGTGGCCTCGTCAATCGTGCCCTCGGTTCCGGTCTGCGCGGCATAATTCTCGGCAACCTCACGGCTCTCGGACCAGAACTGATCGCCGCTTGAGTAGTCAACCTCGGGCGATACGCCACGGAAAATCTTGCGAGGCGCAGCCGGCGGCTCCGTCACAATCGTCTCCCCCGGCATCTCGACAACCTCAAAGTCATCGGGGTTGATGGCGGGTTCGGCGGTAGAGGGAGCTTCCTCTACGGGCGCGGCGGCCGTAGTCGCATCGCCAAAAGTTTCTTGCACCTCGACCGTATCGGCAGCGGGTGGGGGAGTGAACGTGGATGCGTCCGGCCCGACACTCATTGTCGGCGCGTTGCGGTCGTCCATCGGGGCCGCCATACCTTCCGCCGCACCAACCGGGGCGCCCGCCATGAATCCTGACAGGCCCTCCATCGTCGCCGATGACGCCACTCCACGCATGGTCGGGACGGCATAGCCTTCACGCTGCAAGGCAATGTTCGGAGCCATGGCTTCCTGCCCGCCTTGGGCTGCTTCGGGAATGCCTTCGGACACGCCGGTCTTGACGGCGCCGGCCACCACGCCACCCGTGACGCGGCCACCGGACTTGCTGATGGCATTGCCAAGGATCTTCTCGGCGCCGAACAAAGCGTCCGCCGCACCAAGGCCAGCGGCAAGGAGGAGCTGGTCAATGTTCTGCCCGCCGTAGCTCTGGGCTTCCAGCGCCACGCGGTCGGCTTCTTCCTCACTCTTGCCGGACTGCAATAGGAAATTCTTGGTGTCTTGGTAGATGCTGTCCTTGACGATACCCGTGTTCATTCCGGCGCCAGCGCCAGCTTGCACCGCCTGCACGCCTTTGGCGCCAAGACCGAGCGCCCTGCCGGCAACGCCTGTCGCCACAATGGGAGCCATGGTGCCGAGGGATTGGGCGGCAGTATCCAGAGGGGCAACGGCGAAGGCCCGCGCGCCAGCCTTGACTTGCTCCCACACACCCTTGTCCTGCGCTTCCTGCATGATGCGCGCGACTTCTTGCTGGTCGGCTTGGGCTTCGGGCGAAAGGGATTGGCGGTAGAACTCCTGGTAGCCGGCCAACTCCTGCGACACAGGATTGTTTGCCCCGAACAGATCGGTCATGCCCTTGAGGCCGGTGATGACGCCACCCGCCGCACTGACCGGAAGGTCTGCCGCCTGACGCCAAAAGCCGCTGCCCTCTGGCGCCTCCACCAACTCAAAGTCGGCGGGGTTGTAGGGAGAAGCGGAGCCTGCCGGTGCCTCGACAAGCTCAAAGTCTGCTGGGTTGTATGCCATTAAGGTCCGACGAGAACTGGCTGTCCGTTGACGATGCGATAGTTTTTGCCGTCACGCTTGCTGCGGATCACCGCGCCTTCGGGGAAAGGAGTGGGCGCGGGCGCGGCAGCGGGCGCATTGGTCGTCGCCATTCCGCCACCGGCGAGCGGGGCAGGGGCGCCGGCATCGGCCGCGTAAGGGTCTGCCGCATAGCCTCGCAGCGGTTCGCCTCTTACCACTTGCCCCTGCGCATTCGTTACCATCGGCGCAATGGCCACCGCGTTGGTTCCCCCGTAGCGGGCATACATGCCCTGCTGCGTGTTCAGAATCTCAGGGTCAAACTCGGCCTTGACCATCGCATCAACCTTCTTTTTGCGATAGTAAGACAGTTCTTCTTTTATCTGTGCGGCCATGGCGGGGCTTACCTTGTCTCCCGGCTTTAGGCCATACACGGTCTTGGCGTATTCGTTAGGGTCCATGTTCGTGATTAGTAAACTGTCCACCCATCGGGCTGGCCACCGGCCTCACCGCCCCACGTCTTTTTGTATTTGTCCCACGCCTGCGCCTGCGCGGCGGCAGACTGGCCAGCGTTGTAAGACTGGAACATCGGCGAGGCTATCGCTTGGAAAATGAAGGGCCGCGTCTCGTCGTCGAGTCGGTTGTATTGGTTAAGGAAGCCCTTGGGCAACGCCCCGGCATCGGCCATGGCCCCAACCGCAGAGTCCATACCCTTGAGCATGTCCTTCTTGTCCTTGAACTTGCCATACATCTCGCCAAGGCTGGAAAGCGCCCCGCCAATATCATTAGCTAGTTGGACCTTCGCCTGCGCATTCATCTGCGCCGAGTTGACAATTCCCTGTCCACGGATCGCTCCGCTCTCATCATTTACGGTTGGGTTGTAAGCAAACATAGTTTTTATTCCTCCAAGATTCCCGCCGCAGCCCGCGCCTCTAGGCACAGTTGTGATCCCGCCACAAACGCGCGGCAGGCGTTCGGTCGGTTGTTGTAAATTGAGCAAGAGACGCCGCATCCGACTTCGCCGGTCAGCGCCACGCAGCGGTTGTTCGTTGTCTTCATCAAAGGGTAGTCGTCTCTAAGCATCCATTGCGGAATGCCAGCGGCGTCAGATCGGTCTCGTCGTAGGACGGGCCAGCTCCACTTGTGACTGCAGCATGCGCCACACCGTTGACAGTCGTATCGCTCCATGTCGGGCGGAAGCCCTGCGCCTCTGATTGCAGGTCGATGTATGGTGCTAGATGGCTGATGTTGTTCGTCTCGCATTGATTCTTCGGGCACCAGACGGTGCCGCCGAGGTGCCGGTTCACGCAGTTCCAGCAGACAGGGTAGTAGTCCGAGTTGGCGCTTTTGTCCTTGCGGTGTTGCCATACGCCGGCGGCTTTCTCGTAGCGGGTCTCGTCATTCGGCACGCCTTCGGCTTCAAGGTAGTTCCAGATGTCAGCATCCGACCAGTGGCGCATCGGGTAGAGCTGCGTAGGAATGCCGGCCTGCACCAAAACGTCCTGCGCCAGCGGCACTTTGCCTTTGATAAGATCCACGTCGGCTGACTTCTGGCCGTGGAAGGCGGCATCCCACGGGAAGTTGAATGTGCCGGTTGGGCGCTTCAGAGCTTCCAGCCCGCACAGATAGCGTCCGCTGGCCAGCTCCTCCGGCTGCGGTTCTTCGGTGCCGAGGCAGAGCGCCAGCGACTTGGTGCCGATCTGGTAGAGCTTGATGAAGTCAAAGCGCGGAATGCCGGTCTCGATGTCGTAGCCGTCTGTCAGCGCATAGCCGAGAGGCGCGTAGTCATACATCTCCAAGTCCCACGCCCCGGCCAGCATGTCGCTGTAAGCATAGCGATGCCGAAAGCGCGGCTCGCGCCACTGGATCACCGGCAGCTTGGCGCCCACCTTGTGGCGGATGAGGTGCAGCATGGCCGTGCTGTCCTTGCCGCCGCTCCATAGCACGACAGGGTTGGCGCTGGCGTCCAGCCAACGCTCCACCTTGCGGCATGTATCTTTGACCAGTTGCTCCATAAGTTAGATGGCGATGACGCCGATACCCACCGCAGCGCCCACGCCACTGCCGATCATGCCCATGGTCGCCGAGTTGTTGGCCGCGCCGGCCTGCATGTTCGCCGCGCGCATGGACGCCCAGTTGTTAAGCTGACTGTTCGCCCGAGTATCCAGCATGTTGGCATTGAAGCTCGCCACATTACCGGCCATCTGCTGCGCACCGCCGAAGGTCTGCCCGATGCCGCTCTGCAAGTTGTTGCCGAGGTTGCCGCCGATCTGCGCACTGCCGAGGGCGCGACTGTAAGGATCAACCACAAGCTGCCCCTGAGCCGCACTGCCCAGCATGCCGCCAGCCTGACCGGCGCGGCCAAAGACGTTGCCGGTGACCATCTGATTCGTCGCGCTGGCAAAGTTCCGCCGGCTGGCCTCGCGGGCTTGGGCGGCGGCGTCACGGTTGAGGATTTCAGCGGCGCTGCTGCCCATGCTGGTGCCGAGGCCGCGAGCGGCAAAGGCAGCGCGGGCCGACTGCTGGGCGTCACGGGTCTCCTCGGCGGACAGCGACCGGCCGAGGCCAAGCTCAGTCTCGGCCTGCTGCTGGAGCATGCGCTCAATGTTCGTCGGCCCCACTTGGTCGGCCAGCATGTTGCCGAGGCCGGAGACGCGGTTGATGTCCGCGCGGGCCGACTGCGTGTAAGGGTTGTTGAGGTTATCGGCGATGCGCTGGATCGTGCCGAGCTGCAATGCCTCCAGTTGAGGATACGCCTCGATCTGCGCCTGCACCTGCGCGCGGGCTGATGCCGCCGCCTGCTCGTTGGCCGAGCGCATAAGCGCGTTAAAGTCCAAGGGTGCCGCGTGCTGCACCGAGGGTTTCTTAGATTTTTTGCTGCTGCCTCCCATAATTATAGCCCTACCTTTCTTGCAAGTTTCGCCCAGTCATGGGCTTTGATTTCAAAACTGTTGTGCCGGCACCACAGCGCCCACTGCTGCGGCCGGCTCGCCACACGCATAAACTCCCTAACAGGGTTTGCGCGCCCAGCAGCAGCAGCCAGCTCCACGAACCAAGCATTCGGCTCGCCGTCATCGTGCATCTCCTCCTGCTCTGCATCCCAGTATACCTGACGCGCCAAGAGAAAGACCTCCGGTGTCGAGTAGACCAGCCCGTGCGTGAGATGCCAGCCGAGGGTTTCCTCGAAGCTCTCGTCCGTGACGTGCTCGTTGTGCCATGCTTTTGCGCGTTGCCATGGGGTCATCGGAAGATGGCAACGGACACCTCTTCATGGTCTCCGAAGGCGTTGCCAGTTGTCGTTCCTGTTAATATGCGAAACGTGGATGTGGTTTTTGTTGACGCTTCGGTCTTGAGGGCTTGTGACACTGATCCTGCCGGACTTCTCCTGCCGCCGATTGCGTCAGCATAGTTAGCGTCCGGCATCGCCGTTGTGAATGTAATCGTGTAGTCGCCAGTTCCGTTTTTAAGCACGCTGGAGACGTTTCCGCTGGCGCGGATTTTGACGTTAGCTCCGTTGGCGGACGCTCCGGTATCGCTTTCATTGCGCGTTCCATCAAAATTCACCCACGCCCTGCACGCATAGATCGGCGCCGCGTTGTCCGCATTGATCGCCTTCTTGATCTCACCGTCATTGGCGGCCAGCGAGAGCTTGGCGTTGGTCACCGCATCATCCGCAATCTTCGCCGTCTCCACGGCATTGCTGGCCAGTTTTGCGGCGGTTACGTTTGAATCCGCAATCTTTGCGGCAGTCACGTTGCCGTCTAAAATCTTCGCCGTGGTAATTTCGTCGTTCGCTACAACCACAGTCGGCGCAGCCGCCGAGTTAAGTTTCGCCGGCGTCACGGTCTCGCCGCTTGTCCATGTGTATCCTGCTGTTACGGTTGCCATAATTATTCTCCTTAGTTGTTAAGCTGCGTTCCTTGTCTCAGTCGGCGGAAGACTGGGGCCGGCCGCCTCGATGCTGACGTTGCGGATCTCCGGCCGGTTGGCCGTGGTTTCAAATTGAAGTTCGCAGTAATGCGCCTTTTGGCGAATCGGCTGCTTGAGCGTGTAGTCCTCCGACAGGCCGCTGGTGTTGGTCTGCCCTGGCACCAGTGTGATCTCGGCGTCAGGGTTGATCGTGATTGCTTTGACCGTAATGCCGGCGGTGTCCGGCAGGACGACATCGGCCAGCGAGCGGACGAACCGCTTCGTTGACATGCTGCCGAGGCCGTAGCGGCGCGTGCGGATCTTGCCGGGGACCGGCGTCACGACATCGGCCTGCGCGTCCGGTGATTCGTCTCCGGCTTCAATTTCGTCGAGGAGCATGAGCTTACCCGCCTTGTTGCTGACGAACAGGCGGCGCTCGTTGGCGCGGGTTGCCACGACGAAGTCATCCACGCCAAAAGCGTAGATGTCCCGCGTCTCCCACTGGTCGTTGAGTGCGTTGTAGAGGAAGACACCGTTGTTGTTGTCGGCGCCGGCCAGCGGGACGGCCAGGTAGTAGCGGTTGCTATACCACAGGCCGACCGCGTTCTTGACCAAGCTGTCGTTGAGTTCGGTGAGCTGGTTGGCGATGGGGTCGCTGAGAGGCTTGGTGTCGCCGCGCAACTTCAAGTCGAGGCGGCTGTCCAAGCGGTAGACACCGGAGTCGCTGAGGAAATAGACAAACTGCCCTGCCGTGGCGATGGAGCGGCGGGCCGCGCAGCCGACCTCATCGGTGAGGAGCGTGAGCTTGCTGAGAGCCGTGTCGATGGCCGTGCTGGCGCCGTCCACGCTGGCGAACTGATTAACCTCCGCGAGCCAGATGCTCTTGCGACAAAAGACGAGGAAGCTGTTCTCCACCCAAGGATGCACCGCGACAACAAAGTCATTGCTGCCCGCACCGGCGCGGAAGGACTGCCAGTAGGGATCGTAGGTGTTGGCGTCGAGGATGTCCGAGATGAGCACGTTGTTCTTGCCGTCAGGAAGCACCAGCCGGTTGTTGACGTAGGTGCCCCAAGGCGTTGAGCGCATGGTCTTGTAGGTCGCCGACATTCCGGTCGGCACGCCTGCGGGGCTGCGGACGAAGGCTGTGGCGACGCCGTCCCAGTAGAGCGGCGCCTTCACTCGGCGGATGGTGCGTCCGCTGGTCGTGGCGTCGGTCGCAGTGCCGCTCGGCACGGTGATCGTGAATGAGTCCGTTGACGCCGTGGCGATGTCGTATTCCACGCCGTCAAAGGCCGCGACATTGCTCCCCTCGACGCGCACGCGGGCGCCAGCGGGGAAGCCGTGGCCGGTCAGATTGACGGTCGCCGTGGTGGACGCCACCGTGATGCCGCCGGTGGTCACGTTCTTGATCACCCAGCCGGGACGCGAGGCATCGGCTTCGCGGAACAAGTAAAGGCGGTCGTTGGCCTGCACCATGCTGACAGTGTCAGTCGGCTCGATGACCTCGTCCGGTGAGGTTGGGTAGCCCAGTTCTTGAGGCAGCACGCTGATGACGATGGTGTCGCCGTTCTCGTCTACGATTTCTTCTCCGGTGTCAGTAACCAGAAAGCCGCCCGCCCAGACACCGGCGAAGGATTGGTTGTCGTCTAGCAGGATCGTGTAGGCGCGGTCGCCGCCCGCCAGCACAACGATCTCCGCGCTCTGCACCTGATCCGGCGAGCGGTAGACGCTGGCCGCAAAGATGCCGCCGGAATAGACGCTTTGCACGACCGGCGCGTTGGGCGCAGGGTTGAGCACGAAGGGCACCGTGAGCGGCGATGAGGCCACGCTGATGCCATCGGCCATGCGCTTCGCACCCTTGCGCGTCACCGCCACGCCACGATCCAGCCGCATGTTCTCCGAGAGCTGGAGCATG